CTTGTATAGTCTTGCTGCACAATCAGCATCAGACTCGGTTAACGCCCGGTCTGTGTGCGTAAAGGTTGAACTGCGGTTAATCAACGCAGAACGATGCTGCGTGACGAAATATCACTTAAATTCGCCGAACGGGATGGGGTGGGGAATGAATAAGCGTTATCAGGTATTCGTAAGTTCGACCTACATGGATCTTATGGATGAGAGGAAGGATGTAACCCAAACGCTGATGGAAATGGATTGTATTCCTGCAGGCATGGAGCTGTTTCCTGCTGCCGATGAGGAGCAGTGGGCGTTCATTAAAAAAATAATTGATGATTGCGATTACTATCTTTTGATTGTTGGCGGAAGGTATGGGTCGGTTGGGGCAGAGGGAGTGAGTTATACTGAAATGGAGTTCGATTATGCGGTTGAAAAGGGTATAAAGGTCGTTGCCTTGCTGCATGGTAGCCCGGAAAAGCTGGCCCTGGAAAAGTCAGATATTTCCAGCGAGGCTAGAAAGAAATTACAGGCTTTTCGAGATAAAGTTTCCGAAGGTCGCTTGGTTAAGTATTGGACAAGTTCAAGTGAACTGCCCGGTTTGGTTGCACTAAGTCTGGGTAAGACTATAAAGGTTTTTCCAGCTGTGGGTTGGATTCGAGCTAGTGAAGGTACAAGCGAGGAGCTACTAAAAGAAATAAACGAGCTTCGCAAAGAAAATGACAGGCTGAATCAAGAGCTGACGCAAGTTAATTCCTCAAAGAAAACTGTTTTCGAAGTACCCGATCTAGCAGGTTTCGAGGATGTATTTGTACTGCATGGGACCTACTGGGACGGACATACGATTAATTGGGAGCATAGGATTACGTGGGGCGAAATTTTTTATTATGTTTCCCCCTATTTGGTAGGCTCTCGAAGCGAGTTCTTGGTTAAGAATATACTTCTGGAAGCGATTTGTTCTATTAAAGGGGTTGATGTTTCGATGGCAGAACTTTTAGATCAGGATTTCCAAACTGTAGCAATTCAGTTTCAGGCTTTGGGAGTGATTTTGATTGAGTCTTCGAGTTCTGCCGTGAATAGTGGTGAGCCTATTTGGTCGTTAACAGGCGAGGGTGAGAAGCTTATGGTGCAGTTGAGAGCTATGAGGAAGTAAAATTTAAGTCGGGTTTGTTCGCGGGGCTTCACTCTGAAATTGCCGTTAAGTTAGTCAATAAGCCGTCGCGGATTAGATCAAGATCCGCTTCGGTGAAACCTAAAACTTCCCGTTGATGGTATTGAGCGTCTGAAGCATCACGCTCTGCACGATCACTCAATCCGTACTGGTGCACCCGTGCAATGCGGGCAGTGGAACCTGTGAAACCCACACTAATGGCGTTGTCATCACCTCGTAACTTCAAAAAGCTGGTTGTACGCAACTTTTGGAACATCTTTACCTTCCGCTTCACCCGCCCTTGCTTGCCGCGCAGGTTGCGCTGTTTGCGCGGTGCGTACTTGCTCCCGTCCGGATTTCGCTGGGCAATGATTCGTTGTTGCTGACTACGACGCAACGCCTGGCCGAGGCTGCGGGCCAGCTTGTTGCGCGATGCCGGTTCGAGCTGTCCGAGCAGGCCGGCTGCCCAGTCTTCCAGCACTTCCAGGCGGTTGGTCATTCTGGCAGTACCCATTCGCTACCCGTGCCCTGGGCGCCAGGTATCCAGTTCGGATCGAGGAAGTCAGCTGCACGCTGCGGTTCGCCGGGATGCCGGATTGTGGTGTTGCCTTGGTCATCCTTTCCTATCACCACCCGCTCGGTCAGTGGCAGGCTCAGGCTCAAATCGACTTTGCTGTTGTCCAGGATATCGGCCTCGAATTGGATACCGTCAGCCGCCTTGCTCAGGTTCTCCAGCAGTTCGGATTGATGGACGCTCAACCAACCAAGCAGCGGCAGCATGACGCTGTCGGGGTGGCCGGCGAAGTCGGTGAGGATGACTTGCAGGTCGAAGCTGTATTCGAAGGAAAGCGTTGCGGCCGCGGTGCAGCGGATCTTGCCGTTGTTGATGAAGATCAGCAGCCGGTCGGGGTTGTGCTTGAGTTCGGCGACGGTGGCCAGCAGGTGAGCTTTCAGGCTATCGGGTTTGTTCATGGTTGTGCCTGCTGATGTTGGTAGACCATATCGATCTGACTGGCGCATTCAGCCCAGGCGGCCTCGACGCGATCCTGATCGGTGAGCTGGTCGCCGTTACTGCGTGGGTTGGTCGCCGGCAGGGTGCAGGGCAACACGGCCGGACAGCCACTGACGATAAGCGTCGGCGCCGGTGAGGGCGGGGCGTTCGCGCAGCCGGCGAGCAGCATCAGGCATAGGCTGGGCAGCCCAATTGCGTAGTTCGGTGTTTTCACGTTTCAGTGCCTCGATGGTGAGTTCGCGCTTTGCCAGGCCTTGGCGCAGTTGATCCTGCTGGGTGCGCAGGGTGGCCTGGGCGGTGCGTTCCTGTTGCAGGGTGGTGCGCAAGGCGTTGGCGTTCGCGAGGTGACGCTCGGCCTGTCCCCGAGCGGTGGTCGCATCCTGGGTGGCCAGCTTGGTGTGTTGGTTCGCCGCGCTGATGCGCAGCTCCTGGTTCCAGATCAACAAGGCCAAGGCGGTCAGCAGTGCGATGCCAAATAGGGTCTGGCGCAGGGTGGTCATGCGCGGTACCAGCCGAGTGTGTTCATGGCGTCGACGTCCAGCTGGTGCACGGGGCCGCGGATGATGATGACCTTGCGATCCGGCATCTGGACGTACAGCGCATCGCACAGCAGTTCCATGTCGTGTTGATCGCTGTCCCGTGGCACCACCAGCAGATCACCGTCTTGCACGTTCAAGCGTTGCACGGCGTCGAAGTCGATCATGCGGCCACCGCCTGACCGCAGCCGCAGTCTTCGTGTCGTTCGTAGGCGCGCTTGAGTTTGGTGTCGTACAGGTTCCGCTGGTAGTCCGGCCCGTTGTAGAGCTTGGCGAACTCGGCCCATTTGCGGCCCTTCAACGCCTTGTGCAGTGCCGGGTCAGTCTCAATGAAGCGCACGAACGCATCGAATTGCTGCGACTCGCCCGCGCTCATGGCTGCGACGAAGTCCTGCACGTTGCTGTAGCCCATGCGTTGCCAGTGAAAGCCCATGATCTGGAACGCGCCCCAGGAGGTGGACTCGAGTGCGGCTGTGTCGTCGATCAGGCGCGCGTTGGTCAGACGCTGGTGTTCGGCGGTGCCGCCGGCATAACCACCCGACTTGGGATTGACGATGGCCGGATTGGTTGCGGCCAGTTGGTCGGCGTTGTGCTTGAGCGTCGCGGCATCGTCGCCTTCGTACCGAACCTTCGACAGTTGGCGGTACATGACATGCCGCTCGAACAGGATCACTGGCTTGCCGTTGTCGAGGAAACCGGCGCCTTTCGATTCGACTTCGTTGACCGCGTAGACACTGGCCAGCGGCACGCCGAGGCGTTCGGCGGCGTTCACCAGGTCGGTGTTTTTAAGCAGCCGCTGGCAGTCAGCCCCGGCGAGTGCGGCCTGTGTCTTGCTGCCGGCGATGCCATCGGCGACCAGGCCAACCTTGAGTTGGTAGGCACGCACGGCGGCTTCGGTGACGTCACTGTAATCGCCATCGATGATCAGCCTGGCGCCGTGCTGGTTGAGGTTCTTTTGCAGGATGCGCACCGCTTGCGAGCGGTCGCCGTGGTGGAGGGTGGTCATAGCTGATCTACCTTGCGGGTGAAGAGCTTTTTCGCCGCAGCACGGGTGCCTTCGACGCCCAGCAAGCCGATGACGCCGCCGAAGAAAGGGGCGGTCGAGGCTGGAATCCCCACCAGCGACAAACCATGGCTCACCGCAAGGGCCAGCGCACCGCACAGCGGCGCCTCGATCACCATCCGGCGCAAGGTGCCGCCGCCGTAGATGACCCGCAGGCCTGCGATGATCAGGGCAAGTAGGCCGGCGTAGATAGTCGGCCAGTGCTGTTCGAGCCAGGCAGCGAGCCAGGCCCAGGTTTCGTGACGGTCAGGCATGCGTTTCATTCCATGATCCAGGGTGGTTGGGTTCAGGGGCGCGGTGCAGGTGGGTCAGTCCCATAGGTTCACCATCTGCCGTTTCGGGGCGGTGGTTTGGGCTTCGGGCATTTCCACCGGGAGGCCTTGCGGTAGTGTCGGACCGTGATCGGCCAGACCGGGGTTGGCTTCAAGCACCACTTCGGTTACGCCGGCCGTGCGGCCGTAATGACGCCAGCACAGGGCATCCACGGTGTCGCCTTGCTGGGCGCGGACGGTGACGGCCATCAGATCAACTCCACGGTGGTGCGGCCGAGACCGAGGAAGTCGCGTACCGCCCAGCGCTGGTCGCGGCGAAGTTCATCGATGCTGGGGGTGAGGTCGTCGGCGTTCTGATTGCCGCTATTGGTGCTGTCGTAGGAGCGGTAGCGTTCGCTGATTTCTGCGCCGGTCGCGGCGTAGATGGCGCGTTGGTACAGGTGGACCAATTGCGAGAGATCGTTGACCTTTTCGGCCGGGACGTCGGCGAGGGTGACGTAGCCTTCGGCCTGCTTGGTGCCGCGCCACTCGGCAAACTCACGGTTGACGCTGATGGCAGCGGCGATGGTCGCGGTTTCCAGGCGGATCGGGGTGACGCTGGAGTCGATGCGCAATGTGCCGCGCACGTCGTCGAGGTCTATCGAGGGCCAAAAGGGATCGGTGTTGATATGGCCGGTGGGGGACGTGCCGCCCGCAATGAATCCGCTCATGGAACTGCGCTCTGTTGTAGGTCGCCGGTGGTCGGGGCTTCACGTTCAGGAGGAGCGGCCTGGCCGATCCGCCCCGAGCCGGCGGGGTGCGTGGGGACGCTCGGTCAGCTACTGGTGGTAGCGTGTTTTTTAAGCAGGCGGTCGGCCCGCTCCAGATCCTTTTTGCCGCCGCAGGCATCGTGCAGGTCGATGGCTTTCTTCAACAGGTCGATGCCGGCCTGCACTTGCCCCGGTTGGCCGGACAGTTCTTCGCTGAGGCCTTCCAGTGTTGCGCGGCCCATGGCGAGGAACAGCTTGGCGCGGGCCTGATCGGGCATGTCTTCGGCATCGGTCAGCTCGGCGGTTCGGTGCAGGATGGCCAGGTCGAACGGTTCGCCGACCTTCTGCGCCTTGAATGCGGCGGTCGCGACTTCTTCGGCGACCAGGCAGCCGAGGGTGCGGGCGAAGCGGTCGGGCATAACCATCTTGTGCCGCAGCACGTATTGGGCGATGTCGAGGCCGCCAGTGAAGTCGCCGGCATCGAAGCGCCAGACCATGACGGTTGTCATCACTTCGTCCTGGGCGCCTTGGCCAGCCTCCAGCACGCCTTGCACGTAGGGCACGTAGTCGGGCAACAGCTGGCGTTTGAGTTCGGCCTTGCCCTGGTTCGACTGCACCTGTTTCAGACGCAGGCGATCTTGCAGCAGCTGGTTGAGCTGATGCTCGTAGGCCGTGGCTCCGGCCATGGTTTGGGTCGGTTCGGCGGCTGCCGCCTCGATGGCGGCAGTGACCCGTTGGAAATGGCGGCGGCAGGGGTTGGTCATGGTCGGCCCCCTTACGATGCGATTTCGATGTTTTCGGCGAGCGAGGCGCATTCCAGATCCTCGATCACGTAGGCATCGTTGACCGACTCGTAGTTCTCGACGCGGTCGCGCTTGGCGTTGTCGAGGACAGTGCGACGGCGGCTGCCTTCCTGCCAGTAGATCGACAGGTTTTCCAGCTTGGTCACCAGCAGCCCGCGCGCCGGGAAGTACGGCACGCGCACCGCTGGCAGATTGCCCAGGCGTTTCTGGCTGGTGACGATGTCAGCGGCCAGCATCTCGGTCGGGGCGTTGTCCTTATTGATGATCGGGAAGTACTTGTCGGCCAGCAGTTGGCGGCCGCAGATCACCACCAGGTCCGGGTCTTCCTGGTACCAGGGCGCGATGAACTCTTCGACCATGCTGAAGACCAGGGCGTCGAGGTTAGTGAAGTCCTTGCCGGCGCCGATGGTGATCTTGCCCGAGCCTTCGCCGACTTCCGACATGACCCGGGCGGCGTTTTCGGTGCGCATCTTTTGCAGCCAGCCGACGTTGACGTCCTGACGTAGCGGGTTGGTTGCTGGGTTGGAAGTGGCGGCACGGTTGATGCCATTCCAGCCGATCAGGATGCGGTCCAGCGCCTGGCGTTTGAGGATCGCGTCACGAATGCGCGCCTGAAAGTCGGGGAACTTGGCCCAGGCATCCAGCTTGCTGTAGCGCAGGTGGGTGTCGAAGTTGGTCTGTGAGCAGAAGTAGCCACGGTCGTCGAGGGTGGTGATGTCAGTGGTTTCGCGATCCTTCAGGGTGGTGTCGGTGGTGCCGGCATTCGGCCCGCCGATACCCATGCCGATCTTTTCGCCCATCTGCTCGGTCACGCCGTAGATGTTGATCGCGCTGAGGAACTGACTGGATTCCTGCATGCGGGTTTCCAGCGTTTGGGTGACGCTCGGCGCGGTGGCGAACTTGGTGGTCACGTCCGGCACGCTGTGCAGTTTGGCCAACTGGCCAAGGTAGGCGTTGAAGAGGTTGCGGGTATCGTTGCGCATGGATGTTGTCCTTCGATGTTCGGGGCTTTTGTTCGGGGCTTTTGTTCGGGGCTTTGGGTAGGCCGACTGTCAGCAGTCGGTCATGACCTGGTTATCGCCACCGGTGACCGGAGGGCGCTTCGTTTGGTTGTGGTCCTGGGTGGTGGAGAGCTTGGTTTTCAGCTCTTTCAGGTCGGTGCTGACCTGTTCGATTTGCGTCTTCAGCCCAGCGGAGAATTTCTTCTCGGCAGCCAGTTGTTCGGGCAGGTCCTTGACGTGCTCGGCCACGGCTTCGACGGCTTCGCTGATTTGGGCAAAATCCGCGTCGTCTTTGGTCTGTTTGCCCTTGAGCAGGTTTTGCACCTTGTTGAAGAGCTGGGCACCGATGCCGGGCTTCTCTTCGATTTCCTCGAACGTCAATTCGGTCTCGACCGCCTCGGTGAACATCGAGGTCGCGGAGTAGTGGCGATCCTTGAACGGGCTGGCGTCAGGTTTTTGGGCTGAGAACGACAGCACGTCAGTGCCGAGGCTAGCCGGGGAGTCGGTGATGCCAAGCCCGACGATGTAGGCTTCGCCGGTGTCGGCGAAGCTGTCGTCGATTTCAATCGAGGTGTAAACCTTCTGCTTGGCCTTGTTCAGAGCGATCAGTTCGGCGGTCGGTTCGACCTGGGCGAACAACGCCAGTTTCTTCTGGCCGCCGATGTCCACTTCTTCAGTCTTCACCGCCAATACGTCGCCGTAGGCCTTGAATGGGCCGTCTGGCAGCACGCTGCGGTAATGCTCCAGCCAGATGCGCGCGCCGTAGGTGGACGGGTTGAAGTTCTTCGCGGCTTGTTCCAGCCAGTTGCGTTTGATGGTGCGCTTGTCCGAGGTAGCGCCCTCGACGGCGACGCGGAACCAGTTGCTGCGAAATTTCTTCATGCCAGGAATCCTCATTGCGTGGGGCGCCTGCCGGTGGGTGAGCAGTGCGTTGCGATGAGGGGCATGGTCGTGACGCGCGTCAGCTACATCAATGAGGGAGAGTTGTAGATTTGGTGATGACAAGCATGACGTCAAAAGCATTGAAAAATAATGGCGTCATGCCATTATTTGGGGCTAGATTGGATCTACTGATGTAGCGTTTCTTAAGACCGAACAGGAGTTCCTGATATGACAGCTGAAAACTTGAATAACAATCGTATAAAATTTGCCTATTATCTCGAGGGATGGAGATTCGAAACAGGAAATAAATCAGTATTGCGTTCGACAGCAAGATCTATTCTGACGTCGGAATATCAACAAGAAATGAAGGGTGAAATATTTTGTCCGGAGTGCTGTGTTGAGCTATTCATTTCTCCCAGTAATGGGCAAAACGATGCTAATGGAAGGCCCGCATACTTTGCTCACAGTCGCAAACGAAGATTACCTTGTGGTTTAAGAGTTAAAAAGCGAGAAGGGCTTCATTTTACTGATGAGGAGGAAGCTAAGCGAGCGATAGATGATGGGTTGTTGGTTGTTGTAAAAGAGTTCATGAAGGAGCGACCGGTCGCACCAAAACTTCCCGGGCTGGAATATAGTGGTCCTGTTGTCGAAGATGTTGATGGCGAACTAGCTGATATTCCTATCCCTAGGCATAATGGCGAAGAAATTAAAGTTCCAAGTCGAATCACAACGGTTCGAGGCTTGAGTCGTAGTTTTGATAAAAATTACCATAAATACTATTACTTTCCTGGGGCGCAGTATGCTCAGCTGTTAAGTGATGCGTTAACCGATGCGTCGATGGTTGAGGGCGTAAATGAGGTTCCGAAGCTTTATTACGGGAAGATAGTTGAGTCATTTGCAATGGGAGAGGGTAAGCCCTGGAATATGCAAATGACTAAAGTTGAGTATCGCTCTGGTAGTGGCTATAAAGATTTTTTTCTGAAAATGTCGGTTCAAGATTCTATAGAGCATGGTATTGATAAAAGCGCGGTCGGTAGAGTTCTTTTAATGTATGGGGCTGTTGTCGAGAGTGGTATTGGGTTAGCGATAACTGACTTAGGGTGGGGTGAGTTTGCGTTGCTCCCAGCTAAATATGATGCTGTTCTTTACCCTGATGAAACGGTGGAGTACGAGTCGACTTTAGAGCAGCTCTTGGCTGACATGACTGGCCTTACTCTTGAAGAGTTAGAGCAATGGATGGAAAGTGAGTCACAAGAGATTACCGACGACGGTGTACTCGTTGGGCATATAGTTGATTTTCGAACCACGACTCCAGCAGCCATCATGAATCGTGTGATTGGCCGTACTGGAGAGTACACAGCAAACGTTGGTGTTATCGATTTGGATGACGAGTGAGATTGGCCTGATTTTATTTAAGTTGGACCCTTTTCGGTCGCTAAGCCCTTTGTGGCAAAGCGACCGATAGCTTTCCGTACAGAGATGAGTCGTAGTTGTTTGAGCGCGATTGACAAAGACCGAGTCTTTTTGAGTTACCAACTTGAGCGGCAGCATCGTTGCCATGATTACGACCGCTCTGTTGCCCATCGATCCCCGCCGCCAATCCAAGTTCCTCTACTGGATGGGATGGCGTATCTGCGAGATTGCCGAGGCTACGGGCGAAAAGGAAAAAACGCTACACAGCTGGAAGGCCCGCGATGAATGGGATCGGGCCGATAACGTCGAGCGCATTGGCGGGGCGTTGGAGGCACGTCTGGTGCAGTTGATCCTCAAGGAAGGTAAGAGCGGCGGTGACTTCAAGGAGATTGATCTGCTGCACCGGCAGTTGGAGCGGCAGGCGCGGATTCAGCGCTTTCAGGGCGGCGGTACCGAGACTGACCTCAACCCGAACCTGGCCAAACGCAACGCCGAGCCGAAGAAGAAGGCCGTCAAAAACGAGATTGATGAAGACCAGGTCGAGTTGTTGCGCGAGGCGTTTATTGATGGCTGTTTCGACTATCAGAAGGACTGGTACCGCGCCGGCAATCAGCGCACACGCGTCATTCTCAAAAGCCGGCAGATCGGCGCTACTTACTACTTCGCCCGCGAGGCGTTCATCGATGCGCTGGATACCGGGCGTAATCAGATTTTCCTCTCGGCCTCGAAGAACCAGGCTTATCTGTTCCGCGGTTACATTCAGGCGTTTGCCCGTGAGGTGATCGGCGTTGAGTTAACCGGTGATCCCATTGTGTTGCCCAACGGCGCTGAACTGTTTTTCCTCGGTACCAATGCCCGGACCGCCCAGGGCTACCATGGCAATTTCTACTTCGACGAGTTTTTCTGGACGTTCAAGTTCGAGGAGCTGAACAAGGTCGCCTCGGGCATGGCGATGCACAAGAAATGGCGCAAGACCTACTTTTCGACGCCGTCGAGCATGGCCCACGAGGCGTACACCTTCTGGACGGGCGAGCGTTTCAACAAGGGTAAGCCGGCGGCGCAGCACACGAAGGTGGACGTGTCCCACGGCGCGCTCCAGCAGGGGCGGTTCTGTGAGGATCGGTTGTGGCGGCAGATCGTCACGATCCTGGATGCGGAGCGGGGCGGGTGCGACCTATTCGACATCGAGGAGCTGCGGCGCGAATACAGCCCCGAAGCTTTTGCCAACCTGTTGATGTGTGAGTTTGTCGATGACGGGGCGAGCATCTTTCCGCTGACGCTGTTGCAGTCCTGCATGGTGGACAGTTGGGTTGAGTGGGCTGAGGACTACAAGCCGTTTGCCATGCGTCCGTTCGGTGATCGGCAGGTGTGGATTGGTTATGATCCGGCTGAGACGGGCGACTGCTCGGGCATGGTGGTGGTTGCACCGCCGCTGGTGCCGGGTGGCAAGTTTCGGATTCTGGAGCGGCACCAGTTTCGCGGGATGGACTTTGCCGCGCAGGCCGCGTTTATCAAGAGCATCTGCGATCGCTACTGGGTGACCTACATCGGCATCGATGTCACTGGGCTGGGCAGCGGCGTGGCCCAGCTGGTGCGCCAGTTCTTTCCAGCGGTGACCACCTTCAGCTATTCGCCCGAAGTCAAAACCCGCTTGGTGCTCAAGGCGTACGACGTTATCCACAGGGGGCGGCTGGAGTTCGATGCTGGATGGACTGACATGGCGCAGTCGCTGATGGCCATCCGCAAGACCGTCACCGCTGGCGGTCGCCAGTACACCTATACCGCAGGGCGCAACGACAACACCGGCCACGCCGACCTGGCGTGGGCGCTCTTTCATGCATTGCACAACGAACCGCTTGAGGGGCAGACGGCTGCCAATACCGGGCGGATGGAGATTTATTGATGACTGAACAAGTTGCCGGTCAGACGCTGTTGCCTGCGACCACACCTTCCACCGGGACTCAGGTGTTTTCCTTTGGTGAGCCGACGCCGGTGCTGGGTGGCCGGGAGGTGTTTTATTACCTGGAGTGCTGGTTTAACGGGCGATGGTATGAGCCGCCGTTGTCATTGGATGGGCTGGCCCGGTCGGTGGGGGCGAGCGTGCATTTGCACTCGGGGTTGATGTTCAAGCGCAATTTATTGAGCAAGACGTTTATTCCGCATCCGCTGCTGTCGCGGGCTTCGTTTGAGCAGTTTGCTCTGGATTTCTTGTGTTTGGGCAATGGTTACCTTGAGGGACGGCGTTCGAGGCTGGGCGGTGTTCGCAAACTGGAAACGCCGTTGGCCAAGTACATGCGTGCTGGCCCGGACGGGCAGTTCTACCAGGTGCGCGGATGGAAGGACGAACACGCATTTGAGCCGGACAGCATTTTTCACCTGCGCGAAGCGGATCTGCATCAGGAGATTTATGGGCTGCCGGAGTGGATCAGCGCGTTGCAGTCGGCGTTGTTGAATGAGTCGGCGACGTTGTTTCGGCGCAAATACTACGAGAACGGCAGTCATGCCGGGTTCATTCTGTATATGACGGATGCGGCGCAGACCGAGGCCGACATTGATGCGTTGCGCAAAGCGCTTAAGGATTCAAAGGGACCAGGCAATTTTCGGAATTTGTTTGTGTACTCACCGACTGGGAAGAAGGATGGGATTCAGCTGATTCCGGTGAGTGAGGTTGCAGCGAAGGACGAGTTCAACTCGATAAAGAATCAGACGCGGGATGATGTGCTGGCGAGTCTGCGGATTCCGCCGCAGTTGATGGGTATTGTTCCGCAAAATGCAGGAGGATTTGGGTCTATCCGGGAGGCTACGGAAGTGTGGGTTATGAATGAGCTTGAGCCAATACAAACGCGGATGTCTCAGCTTAACG